ACTCCAAGCGTCTGAATCTCATATTGACTGTATGAGCCAAACAGAACGCCTCGGCCGGAATAGTTTTCTTTAACTTCAACACATGTTTCAGTTTTAGGATCCCAATTCGTTTTTGAAATCCGCTCACAAGTAAAGGTATGAACGGCGTCCGCTAAATCTTCATTAAATGCTTCAGCAATATCTGCCTGAATTTCGTCACGTAAGCCCATATCATGCCCTGTAAAGTGGTATGCCAAAGCCATTAAAACTTGCATTTGGATCTTTCAAATCAAGTGAATCAATAAAATCAATTGCTATCTGTTCAAAGCTAGAGATTGCTTCAGATCCGTCTTGATATTCTTTTTCTGACTCAACAGAATCAGCTTTAACTTTCTTACGCTTCAACTGCTGGTCTTTGCCGTTATAAATTACCTTGGCCAGAATTCCTTTGATAATTTCACAAGCCGCGTCCTTAAGAAGTGGATCAATAGGATCTGGTACAAAACCTATTCTGTTTTTCATCCAGACATTTGCCAGTTTAACCAGACGAGCTTTATCACTGTCTGGTGCAAAATCGCTGCCCAAAATTGAATTTGCGTCATCTACAGTAATAAAGCTCATTGCATTATTCCTTAGGGATTAATTTAAGAAGTTCTGCTTTTGTTGCTGACGGCTTGTAACCAATATTTTTACTAGCCAAATACTCTTTTAATTGATCATTTGACCAGTTTTCAAAATCATTAGCTGCCGTTTCTGTAGCTGGGTTTTCTGCCGATTTTCCAGCTTCCAATTCAACAATACGTGCTTGCATTGCGGGAATATCGTTTTTAAAAGCATCAAACTCTGCTTGAATGCTTACTACCTTTTCTTCAGCCGCTTTAGTAGCATTGTCAGCTTGGAGTACAGCATCTTTTAAACGTGAGTTTTCAGAAATTAACTCCGAACTATCACCACTAGCTTGTTCCAAGATTTCGATTTTCTGTTTAAGTTGTCCGTTTTCCTCAACAACCTTTTCACACTCAGCTTTAGTTTTATCAATAACTTCTTGCAGCTCTGGAGTAATTCCAACCGCTACATTTACAGTGGCCAAAGTCGTTTTTGCAGGCTCTTCCAATTTGCGAACTTCAACAGGAATATCCAGAGCTTGGTAATCATTTTGGATTTTCGGGTAATCACCGTAAATAATTACTTCTTCAGCACTTCGATTCGGATGTTCGTAATAATCAGGATTGGCAATAGTTCCAACCTCTAACGCAGCTGCAGCAGCAATACGTGTATAAATTAGCTTCATGATGCATTTCTCTTAAATGTAAAAAGATGGCTTAATAGCCCTCTTATAGTGAGATGTTTATGAGTTAACCAGTTGTTGTTGTGCCAGATAGATCAAGCAATGTGCCTGCTGTCATTTTGTTGCTAGTAGCATGTTTTTTCCAGTTGGCACTTGAACCAAGTAAAGTAAGGTCAGGGTTTTCACCTTTTGATGTATCCCAGCTATAACCAAGAATATCTAGGTTAAATGTACCCTCAGCACGCATACCGATTGCCAAGTTTTCTTCATCATTGATGTCATACGCGCGGAAGCCTGGTACTTGTGATTCTGTAACAGTAACTGCACCCATTTGCAAACCAAATGCATCGTTATCACCTACAGCATCCGTCACCAATACCGGCTTTCCTAAGGTACCCGGTAAACCACCATAGATAACGATTTCAGATTCGCCATAAATTTGATTAGTGATTGCATCATCGACAATATCGAAATAAGTATCTGAGTTCATTACCCATAAACTAATACGTCCAAACTTATCGCCAAACTTACGCATACCACGTGTTAATGCTTTACGCCCATCTACAGCAATACTGCCTTTGGCAACCATATCCGGGTTGCTAGAAATAGCTGCTTTTAAGGAGGCTAAACTGTACTGTAAACGACCAGCAACCAATGCATCTGCTAAATCATAACCAAGAATCATGGCAAACTCTTCAGGTGTACGTGCACGGCGTTTGAATGCCTCTTCAGTAGAAGCATAAGGACCATATTTATATGGCACTTTTACACCTACAGATTCACCAGAACCAATTTTCTCTGGAACTACTTTGGCGGTTGAATTCACATCACGATGTTTGATGCTACCGCCCACTTTGTAGAATGCTTCTTTATTGAAATCACCTTCAATGATCTCATTGCGATAAACAATTGCACCATTAGAGGCTTGGTTAAATACATTCAAATTATCTTGCAAACGCTCTAAATAAGCAGTTTGAGCCAATTGATTGTAGATGATCATGTCTGAATTAACTGTTGTAGTCATAACTACTTATCTCCAAATTTTTAATGATTAGTTCGGCAGTTTTAGGAAGGCATCATTGCCATGTTCTTTGATGTAGTCAGCTTTCTGAGAAACAGACATTTCACTGCGTTTCATTCCTGCAGGCGCTCCACCTTTGCCCCCGCTTTGGAAACCGCCACCAGTTCCTTTACCACCTTTAAGAATTAAGTCTTTATGCTGGTATCCACCAACCAAGGACTCTAAAGCTTCATCAACATTTGCAAGTTCACCCGGGCGGACACGTGAATAAATCTTTTCGCCGTTCGGATCGTATGCAACCACCTTGCCTTCTTCGATTTTGAAGTGATGGCCAAAGGTTGCCTGAACCATGTCCACAGGTACTGCAATGTTGTCTTGAATGTACTTAGAACGAGCAAAACCACCGCCGATTAGTTCTTTGTGTAAAGAGGCTTCTAGTGCGTCACGTTGCTCAACAATCGGAGCATATTTTTCTTCAACTGCCTTGATAGCTTCAGCTTTCACTTTCTCAACTTCACCAGCATCCACCAGCTTTTTATCGTCGAGATTTTGGATTGTTTGTAATGCCTTTTTAGCTGCCGCAGGGTCTTCGATTCCTTCAAAAGCTTTTAATGCTTTTTCAGCTGCTTCTTTGGCTTCACGATGTGTTTTAGCTTCATTGTTTAAGCGTGCAATTGTTGCTACCGAGTGTGGTGCATCATGTGGCATTTCTTTGCCATCATCATGAATATAGATCGGCTTATCACCGTCTACTTCCGCATAAACTTTACCGTCGATTGTTACTGTTTTAAGTTTCATTGGTCATCCAACCTATATATACAAAATGGGCATCCGCCCGGATTCGCCGTTGGCATCCGCTTTCGGCAGGCAATAAAAAAGCGCCCTTTAGGACGCTTCATTTCTATAAATGATTATTTACTTAAAGCTTGGCGTACAAATGCATCTTTTGCTTCAAGTAGCTTTCTTAATCCTGTGGATTTTTCAGGCCCGTCAGGAAGTTGCTCATCCATTTGCCGAGCTAAATCACCAATTGGCTTACTAACTTGCTGCAAATGTTCAGGTAAATGTTCGTATTGGAAATATTGGATAATAGGGCTTGGCATTTTCTTCTCGCAAAAAAAGCACCCGAAGGTGCTATGGTTAAAAATTAAGTTCTATTTGATGAGTGCAATTGCTTTTAATCTTTCAAAAGTAAAACCATAAATTGCCATGGCTTGAAACCTTAATTTGAAGAAATGGCACCAGAATTCATTTTGTGCTCAGAATATATTGAGCATCTGACATATTGATTTGCTTTTCAGGCATTTGTAGTACCTTTCGCTACGTTTCCTTTGCACCCCAAACCTTTTGTCTAGGTTCATCACCAACTAAGCGGATGCCTTGAGGACCACCTACATCAAATGTTGCCGTGATAGTCGCTGGACCCTCAAAAACACTACAATTCATTTTTACAGCGGTTAATCCAGCTAATGGAATACCTGTTTCCTCGTCACAAAGAGCAAGATGAGAAGATTTATCTGAAACTCTTTTAAGTACCAAATGTCTAACTTTTGATTCACTCATAAGCCAAACTCCATAAATGACAAAAGCGCCATTTGGGCGCTTATATAGGTGAAAATTGTGTCTTAAGTGAGTTTAGAATTACCTGTAATCGGCAATAATTACTCACAGTTAAATCCAGTTCCAACAAGGTCTTTTTTCAAATTTGAAACGAGATTTTGTTGTTCCTGCTGTTGTCCACTAAGATAATTTTTATCTAGAGTCTCTGCACCATCAATAGATTTATAAAGCTCTTTAGATTCCTCTAAATTGTCTTTTAAAAACGTGGTGAGGTTTAGTTTCGCCTGGGCAGCTCTACATAAATTATTTTTAGCTTCTAAACCTTGAGTAGCCTGTTTTACTTGACCAGTTGCAGGATCAAAAGAATATGCATTTGCCATTGCTGACTCCAAAGCTTCAGACAATCGATCATATTCTTTAAGATATTTTTGACTTGGTTCAGCTAAACAAGTGATGGAAATTAGGGTTAGACATACAAAAGCTATTGTTTTCATATTGTATAAATTCTGATGTTTTAAAAAATATAACATAAGAAAAATTACAGACCCAACTTTTTAAAAGCTTTTTCATCCAACTTTCTCAAATCATCTAAGCTATAGAAACGGCCTTCAGGATCAAAGAACTTTTCAAAATCAAATTTTCCTTCCTTATAGAGCTTGTAACGCTTCGGCCCTAGCCACTCTTTTTGAAAGAAATCATCTGTCTTTTTAAAGAATTCTTTAAAAGTGGTATTGGCATCTAACTGCCCTATTAACTGGCTTCGCTCTTCTTTGGGGATGTCTTTAACTCTACGTTCGTCCATTACAAATGGCCGTTCACCGATAAGTTGACCATCTTTTTTAACTGGTACTAGTTCGCTGCGACAATTAGGATGCAACGGCGGTACACGTTTTGCCGGATCATCAATCCTCCAGACAGTACCGTCTAAATGAGCACAAAGCTTAGATGTTCTTCCATCCAATACACTAATAAAACGAACATACTCAAAACCTAACTGTTTGAAAGTATCTAAATACGTTTGATTAGCTACATGACTTCGCACAGTTCTTACCGTTCGCTCAATATCAGTTTTGGTACCATTTAAGATCCCATCTTCATAGTTAAGTCGTTTGGTACCACGAATACGCTGAACAATTTCTTGGTTAGTTTTGCCTGAATTAATACCATCTCGAATTGCATACTCAACCTTTTGACGGGCACTTTCAGCAATTCTTGAAAGCAGATCATCGACAAGAGCGCCACCTGCCAACGGAACTTTTTTAGCGGATAAGAATAGTTTTTCCCCATCAGGCTTATTAATTTTTGCTCCATAGAGCTTAGCTACGTAATTGGCCTCATAAACAGCCAGTGCCGTAGCTGAAACGGCAAAAGCTTCAGGTAATGCTAAATTAACACTAGCAAACCACTGGGCAATCAAATCTTTAATTTCCCTGAGATTTGGAGTTGTATATTTACCACCTGCTAAAGCAACTTTCTCCGACTCATTAAGCTCATCCAATAAATCCCGAAGCTTAGATAACATCTTGCTCGTATCATCATTGAATAAAGCCAATAACTCATTTACCGTTTTTGATGAAGCACGATAAAGATAGGCCTGGTGCTGAGTGAGTGCTTCAAATAGTTTTTTGATATCTGTTGCCATCTCACTCTACCTTTTGATTTAAAGTCCCATCTTGCTCTGCTTCAACATTCTGAAGCTCTTCTTCATATTTTTGTTTAGGGAACATACCTGTTTGGTTGTATTCCCACCATGATTTAAATGAAGATCGGCCTTGTAAAGCTGCTTCAAATAACTGTCGAGCTAACTCAGCTAAATAACCCTGTTTGTTAAATTCTTGACTGATTTCGAACATCAAATCATCTTTAGTTAGAACATCCACATTAGGCGTTACAAACTTAGCAGCCCATCGTAATGCTGCTGACAAGGCTTCATTCATATTAACGACACAGAGCGAAAGAACTGAATGCTGAACGGCGTCATCACTATTCGCTTCGGTAGCGGTCTTTTTACTTCCCGAGCCCTTCTCAATTAAACGCGCCCCCATCTCCTTCATTTTTTCCCACTTATCTTTCATCGCCTCTCGGGCAAGAGTATTAGGGTCGGCTTGAACAATTCCTAATCCACCATTTTCAGGTAAAGGCAAAAGAACTTTCGCGCCAATATAGATGCCACGTTTCTTCGCTTGGTCATACCACTCCCAATTAACACCTTTCGCATAGTATTGAGGTTGACCCATAAAAAAAACGGACTCTTGAAAGTCCGCACTGTCTCTGTAATGGGCTAAATTGAGATTAGCCAAAGGAAGTAATGGTGGCTTCTTAATCTCTTCTGAATTATCAATTGCACCTACAAATGTAAAAGGTATATAGGTCCAGAAATTCCCGTTGTAATCTGTTGGAAACTTCTTCTCTCCACCAAGCCAATTACCCTTTTCTCCCTTTGTGTATACCTGTACTGAATAGATATATTCCCCATTACCCTCTTGCTCTAAACGAAGTACACGATATTGCTCTTGTTCGGTTTTACTAAATCCATCAGCACCGCGCTCAGACTTAAATTCACGTATAACCACTAAGCAAAGCTTTTTCTGGTTATCGATCATTACTGAATCCCAATTCACTACATCAAGGGCATTTAGTAAATGAATCATCGGATAGGCTTTTTGTGCTTTAAATTCCGCTAGATTACGAGCTGGCGGCACATCAGGATAATCTACATATAAAGCACAACGATAATGCTTCAATAAATGGCGAATTCCATTTTGAGCCAATTGATAAGTACTTAAACCAGCACCATTTGCATTACGTTCTAAATGAGCAAGTTCCGGAGGAAATTTAAAACTTGGATCGGTTGCAAAAGCTGCACCAACTAAACTATTTGATGTAGTCCCTGTTACTTCATAAAAGACTGCACGGGTAAGATAAGCCTCATAAGCGCTTTTATTTGCAGGTGATTTATCATGTGCATTTGGCATCGGCAAATATTTTTCACCTTTAGCCTTAACTGCATCTTCACCTTCACAAACATCATCAAGTTTTTGCCAGTATGGCAAGTTCTTAACATATTCAGCATGTTGAAAAGTTACATCACTCATCGAGCAAATCCCATATCAGCAAAGAAGGCTTCAAAACCTTCATGTAATTCATTAAACGCATCTGAAGCTGCATCCACTTGGTCGTCATGTGTGCCATTAGGAAAATGACGAAGCTCATCAATAAAATCCTTATTCCATTCACCTTTGAGCATTCGTACATTTCCTACGTTAACTTGGGCCGCAAATGGTTGTGCACGTGTAAGCTTGTCACCTGAAATTGGTTTGGCTATCACGTTATAACCGGCAAGAAGCTTCACAAATGAACTAGCTTGCGATTTACCAGCTTGACCGGGATCTTGTGGTAGACGCACAGAAACTTTTTTCCCATCTAGCTTTGCTGTTTGTTCTAAACGCTTATTCACATTGTCAGGTCCAAGCTGTCCTCTAGTTACATCGACAATGTAAGTAAAACCATCTGCGCCTAGAGCTTCTCGCACACCTACTGTAAAGTCGCCCTCATTTTCGGTAGCCCCAAAATCCCAAGCCCTAACTTGTTTCAATACATCCGCAGGCAAAGCATCAACAATTTGAATATTGTCGGGCTTAAAAAAACCGCCTGCTGGCGGTGATGGCATTTGTCGGTACTGCCCGGCAAATACATATGGTGCTGCTTGCTCCATTAGCCTCAATTTTTGGATATTGTGTTTTGCTGGCCACAGTGCGGATCCGTCTTCCTGAATAGCTGAAAGACATAGATGCTCCCATACTTCACCGTTACCACCAGCTACAGGAACGCCGTCTTTTCTATCACCTAGCAACCATCCAGCTAAATCATCTTCATGAAGTCGCTGCATAATCACAATGATCGGCGTATCTGGCGAGTTAGTACGCGATTCGAGTGTGTTCTGAAACCAATCAATTACCCCTTCTCGAATAGTTTTTGATGAAGCTTCATGTGCTTTGTGCGGGTCATCAATAATAATGCAGCCGCCAAAGCCTTTACGAAGTTTTCCTGCACCAAAACCAGTAATCGTACCGCCTGTACCTGTCGCATAGCAGACACCGCCTTGAGAAGTTCTCCAGAAGTCTTTAGCCTTACTATCATCACGCAATGTAAGCTCAGGAAAGACTTTTCTATACGCCTCTTCTTGTACAAGAGTTCGTATTTGGAAGGCATTATTTGCGGCAAGCATTGCCGAGTAACTGATATGAATAAACTCACAGTCTGGATTCTTACCAAAACACCAAGCCATGAAATTAATTACAGCAATTTCAGTTTTAGAATATCGTGGTGGAACGTTAATAATTAACCGCTTTATCTCTCCGCGATAAACTTTCATTAAAGCTTCGCAGATTTCTAAGTGGTGCCAATTTTGCATCCATTTATAACCACGGCGCTCCTTAAACATGTACCTTGTGAAGAAATATAAATCTTCTTGCGCCTCGATCCGGATGGCTTTATCCCGAGCCGCATCAGTACTCATCTAAGACTTCCCTCCGCGCTTTTAAGTAATCTTTCATTGGAACTGGAATTTCTGAATTAACTGTTTGGACTGGTCCGCCACCTGCCCCTGTTATTTCCTTGCGATTGGTATATAAGCCGCCAACCTCTTTAGCTGCCTGCTCTAAAAGGCTCGGCACAATGACTGGGTTTTCTTTGAATTGTTCATGATCGATGAACCGTTGTAGGCGTTTGAGGCGGTATGCAATGTTAGCGATTGGAATAGCACTAAGGTTGTCGTTCATTTCCTTGCGCACTCTGTAGAACTCAGCCTTAAACTCTTCGCTTAAGTCCTGCCCTGTTTTCTTTGTTGGGTCGTATGCTTCACATTGCTGTTTGGTTACGGTGATACCAAATTCTTCTTGGACGCCTCTTGCTGTTTCACTAGGTGTCTCATAGGTAGCAAGTGACCGTACTATATAGAGTTTCACCCGTTTATTAAGCCTTGCCATTTATCTCTATCCGTCCAAGTACGTCCAAGTAGAGTGGCAAAAAAAAATTTAAACCACCTTCAAGTTACAAGTGCCGCAAGCATAATGAACATCTGCCCGTGACAGCTGCGGTCTTTTATTAGCTGCTTCAACCATCCGCATAACATCCTCACTAGCTCCATATCGACGAACAACACCTGTAAATTCTTCAACATCGTGACCTTGAATAGCTAACTTAGGCATACCAGTTTCTCTGTTATAAGCTGGTGTTCCGTATTGGTCCTTCTTATGTGCAATGTGATAAAGCTCGTGTTCAACCAAAGCACAAAAGTTCACATCACTTGCTATACGTGAATATGAAGCATCAAAAGTAATTAAGTATTCAGGTAAATAATTGAACCATTGGATGTATTGTTCTTCTTGTCGTTCTTTCTTCCAGCCACCAGCATTGATCATGACTTTTTCAGTAGTACCAATGACCTGACGGCCTTGCTTTTTAAAGCCAGATCTAGCCCACATCACAGCAATATCTGGATATCGAAATGACCGTAAATGCATATGATCAGGGTTAAATAATTTAGATTTAGGGTCTAGAAAAACCTTTCTTATCCATTCCCATAATTCTGGCGCTGGAACAAAGTTAGGTGTATCCATTTCAAAAAGCCATTCTGGAGGCATTGGACGAACAGGAACATGAAAGCCAACTTCGTTTTTCATAATTACTCTAGAAATAAAAAAACCTCCTTTTCGGAGGCTTATAATTAACTAGACTTCGATTCCTTATACGTCATAAAAGCATCTACATATGAAACAGGAATCTCAACAACTTCAAGCCTATAATTAGCTATTGATCTTTTTAGGGGAGAATCAAGCCAAGCTGTAGGTACTTCTTTTTTAATCTTTACACATCTATTTTCAATATTACCTTGATTAAATTGCTCTATTGCTTGAAGAAGATCTTTTTCTTCAAATAACTTAAATTCATGACCATATTTGGGAACTAAAATAGGTATACAACCACTGAGTTGATTTACAGCTTTTAAAGTATAATCTTTATTAGCCATATCCCCACCATTAAAACGTTTACCATGAATGAATGAGGCCGCATCTGCTTCTATTAAAACAAATTCAGGTTCAGTACCATATTTTTCGCTATAGTTCCTTCTAGCCTCTTCAATTCTATTTTCTACTGTCATTATTCTTTTCCAAAATTAAAAAAAATAATATATTTCGAAATTGTAAAAATATAAAGCCCCGCCAATAACTAGTATGTAGCGGAGCTTCTTGTGCCGTAATACGTCCGGCAAACGATAAAACTAGTTTTTAGGTGCTCTAAGAATAGTTAGTACTTTCTCTGACATGTCATGTAAGTCAGATCCAATTGGTAACCAGAAATGGAACACCGTATTGTCACGGTTGTAAATCTGTTTGTAGTACTCAGTTTTGAATGATGGATCAATGTCAGAAGCTTTTAGTAATCTGCCTTCTTTTTCTATCACTTGCCCATTGAGTTCACCACCAACACAAATATTCATTTTATTTACCAGTTTTTGATTACACAGAAAGATAACACGTAAAGGTTAATTAAAGCCCAAAATCATGACCACGAATTTTCATAATTCTGTTTTTCATTTTTTCTGCAAATTCTTTCTGCTTTTTCAAAATTCGAGAATTAATTACATCATCTTCTGAAATACCAATTTCTATTCTTAAGTCTTTTTGTAATTCAAGACATTTAAGTCCGTAATTATTCATAAAGTCCATTAATTGAAGGTATATCTCATTCCTTTCTTCTTTTATCAGATAATACTGTGCAACTTTTCCAGTTAAGAAGAAGTAATCCTCACTAAGTTTCATTGTAAAATCTAAAATCTTTTCTTTTGTTAAAGGTTCAGAAATAAAGCTAGATTGATGTAAGGCTGTAGTTAAATCTTTAAAAGATAAACTCAATTTATCAAAAAAATCATTCATCTGAGTATTTAGATCATCATCTTCATTAATTTTTTGATACGAAGAAAATACTAATATGAAATTAAACCAACTTTTGACTAATTCTAAATAACTATCTCTTTTCGCTTCTGCTAATTTATCGGCTTTGTGTGCATTTAAAGCGGATTTAGCACCAAACCAAAAGGTACCTATTAATGCTGCTGCTCCCAAAAATGCTCCCATAATGGTGAACCATCCTTGAATAAAAGCAGAAGTAATAGATGCAATTTCAGCCGACATGATAGCCCCAGAAAATATTAAAGCCCGCATATGCGAGCCTTTTAAGTGTCGATTTAAATGCAAAATCGCCAAGTTATCACAAATATGCCATACCCCGTGCGCACACTCAAGCGGTTTTTTCAAAAGTTTCAAATCTGAAATGCGGATTTCGACTTTTGATATAAGCCATACCACATTTTAAATCCTGTCTGATTTGATTAACTGAAGTGTCGTTACTTTGAGCAATATCACGTAATGAATTACCCATAACATGATGTGACCAAATTGCTGAAATCCATTCTTGTAAAATGTTGTCTTCGATTAATTTAATATCAATAATCAATCTATGGATTGCACGTGCCTCATTGTCATTTAACTCACAGCAAGTACCCTTACGGCGAATACATAAGCGATCTTTTAAATTTTCATCGCTCATGTACATAGCTATTAATTTTTCACGTTGTTTTTGAGTGATGCGTTTTGTTGGCATCGTCTTAACAATTTTGACCATTGTTTCGGTATCGCCGTTAAGCCAAGCTCCAAGCTGGCGGCACCACTCTTCAAAACTATATTTAGACCAATCGACCGATTGTAAAATGTGTTGTACTGGCATATTCATTTTCATCCCACCAATTGCTCAATTTGTTTAATCGCCACGCCTGCTTTAACTTGCTCTGTGCTGAACCGTAAAACTGTAAAACCCATCATTGCTGCGGAGTTGTATTTCTCCATATCCCCTATATAGCCTTTGCCCCTTGTATGACGGCCTCCACTCCAGATCCCGCCTTCAACCTCAATCAAAATTTTTGTACCAGTAATCAGAAAATCAGCTCTCCATTTGCGTTTTGGATGGAACTTATATTCCTGTTCAAAACCGATCTTGCATGCTTTTAAATGTGTTGCTAATACCGTCTCGCTTTCACTCGGCTGTCTTGTACCTTGCTTTGCTGAACGGCGCTTTTTATTTTTCTGAATAGGAAATAATTCACGATATTCAGCAAGGCTCATTGATGACATTAAGCACCGCCCTTTAATAAGTGATCTAATTGATTAGCAATGCCGTTATAAACACGTGATTTATCTAGGTCACCCAAAAGCGTTAATGCATGGGCATCGTTTATAAATTTATCTCTTAACTTTGTTAAACCAGCTTTTAACTTGATTAAAGGATCTATCTCATTTCCATTAACTGCTTCGTGGTCTGCTATAGCCTCCTGAACTCTTTTTATATGAACAACAAAATCTTTATTACCTATTAAAAATTTGATCATTTTGAAATCATTGAAATCAGCAATAAATACTTTGCCTTTAGCAACTTCAACTCCACCAATTTGCTCTATTAGTTCCAACGATTGAACCAATTTTTTAAGGTCTAAAATCTTTGGGGTTACAACACCACCTACTTCAGCAGATCCAATAACAAATCGAGCCTTTTCGATTCCATGTTCCTTCATAAACTCAACTTCATTCATACATTCGCCCCATCAATTAGCTGAAGAATATTTCTAGGGATTGGCATACCCTCCCGACGGCACATCTCTGCGTATTCGTGTGGATTATCGAAAGGATCAGGGCCCAACTCTTTTATAAGCTCAGGCTCTTTTTCTTTTGCCTCAAGTTTTTGAACTGGTGCAGGTTTACGACCATTGATTTTTAATCTTTCCATCAATGATTTGAGATGCTTTTGTGCTTCGTCATTTGAAACTGGTATATGCACTTTTTGCTCATTTTTCTGAGCTAATAAAATTGGTTCTTGGTACCAAGCTTGAACTTTTCCTTTTAACTGAGCTTCCGCTTTGTACTCGTCATATACCTTGATAAATTCCATTTTGGCTTTGTACATTTCGCCGTCTTGAATAAGCGAATAAACTTGATCAAGTACAAATTTGGCTAATGTAGTAATTTCTTGGTTCTGCTCTCTTCCGTCTGGCAAAGTCACTTTTTTGTGTTGAGAGATCTGAGTGTATTCACAAGCCTTAACCCAAGCCTTCTCGGCGCTCCACCAATCGTCCCCCATGCACATAGCACGGAATTCAGCGAAGTTAGGCATGTAGGTATTTGTACTAGCGTAAAATAGCGCTAAGCCTCTTTGAAGTTGATTAGGTGTAACCCCAACCAATGCTTTAGCAAGCTGCTGTTCAACGATTTGCATTGGAACGGCATTTTTCCCCTCTACTGGAAAATTCTTATTGAACTGAACAGCGTATTTAGTTCTGTAAGCCGCAATTAGTTCTTTTAAAAAACTTTCAAATGGTGCTAATTCATTCATGATTAATAGCCTCCAAAATCTTGTGACACTGGCGTAACGTCAATCACGTTTGAACGGTTGCTCTCAGCGTACATTTGAGTGAAATAACCCGGTTCTTCAGGAACGTTATGAGATTGTGGGTTTTCCTGAATTTGATTTTGGCGAGGCTCAAATACACCCTGATAATTTCCGATAATTGAGTTTTCCAGTGATTGGTTAGCCAAAGGGCCAAACGAGATAAGTTTTTTAAGGATTAGCTTTACTGCATTTTCAGAAAGTGGTTTTTTGATGCTGATACGCATATCAACAAAATTGTTCCACAGCTCTGGATCTACACATGCTGGTAGTTCAACTAAACGTGGATTAAATTCAGTTGGTTTTTCTGATTTAGGTTTTTCAGAAACAGGCTCTCTTTTTTTATTTATTTTTTTATTACTTTGAGAGTTGTTTTTGATAGTGATACTTTGTGTGTTAAAAATTTTTACTAGTAGCGGTAAAAAATTTTTACTAGTGTAGTTAAAATTTTTAACTAGCAGTGGTAAAGAATTTTTACTAGTCTGTCCATAAATTTCAGGTAGTAAAAATTTTTTACTAGGGAATTTAAGCACTAAACCAACGCTAGTATCGTTACCTAATTTGAATGTATTTCCATGAATTGTGCTTGGTTGTTCCACGACTAAACCGACCTTGATAAGCTCATTAAGGCACTTAACAACTGTCGGTCTACTCTTCCCTGTAATCTCTTCAAATTGAGTTAAAGAGATGGAATCCATCTCCTTATTCCAGCCACGAGTTTTACGGCAAATAACTAAATAAATTTTGCATGCAGCATCAGAGATTTTATTTAAAACCTCGTCAACAAATGCATTAGGCACTTGAAAGGAATTAGGCACAAAATTACTCATGTACACCGACCTTAGGCTTTACATACCCACCAAATTTTTGAACCAAGTCAGCATTAGCCAAACTATTAACGATCTGCCCTGCTAACCACTGATTAATGCGAAAACGCTGTGCCATAGTTTGTGAAAATTCTTCACGCGTTATTGCAGCATTATTTTCGTCATAACCTTTGGCTCTTAGATTTTTACGGTTACGATCATGTAGCTCATTGAGAATCACTAACGCTGGATCAAAGAAGGACTGAATTTCCTGAGTCTGTTTGTACTCAGGTTTATACTTAAATTGACTATTCATGACACCTCCGCTAATGCTTGCTCAGCGCTTGTTAGTCGGCGTTTGGCGTTAAGTTCAGCAACTGTTGCTGTGCGGATTTCTTTTGATGAAACCAGAAACAAATGATTTTGTGATTTGATAGTCCATAAACTAGTCAGGGTTTTATTTTTGACTTCAAACAAATCATTTGATTTAAAACTTCGACACTCTTTAGTAAGTACTACAACGTCACCCACTAAAAATTCTGGCTGGTTGCGTTCGGTTGTTTGATTTGATAAATTAGTTTTATTCATTTGATTCATCTCGACTGAATGCCTATAAACCACTCCTGTTTGCGCAGGTAGTGGTTTTTTAATATCCAAGTTTTTCCTTTTGACCACTGATTTCGTCATGAAATAGGTCATCAACTGTTTCTATACGGTTCATCCAACTTTTAGACATGACTAAAAGTGCAGCAACACGTTCCTTATCAATGCTCTGGTAATCTTTAGGAACGACTTTTAATCCAAGCAAACTCAATAGCTCGCAAAACATTTCAATCTCATTCAAACCATTGTTTTTCTTGTCTGTTTTAAGCCGAGTAATAGTGCTTGGATCAACCTTTAAATGTTCAGCAATCTCTTTTTGATTGCTTATATCAAGGCCATGCAATATGCGGGATACGCCATTTCTGGCGCTTGCAGATATATCAACTGATAATTTGTTCATGGTGGTACCTAAGCGTTTAATGCTTGTAGATCTGCTTTTAGCTGACCTTTAGTTATTACTTCGAAAGTGGCTTGAGTGCGTGGTGGAATTCCATCTCTTTCCCACTTTGTTAATACAGAACGCACTTTTTTAATTTTCTTAGCTAACTGAGAGTTATTTTCCACACCGTAATACTCTCTTAATTGTTGAACATTCATATTCAAAATCCTGAACAAATATATTCTATTAATTGAACATTATGTTCAAGTAATTGTCAAATATATTGTTCATAATTTTGAACATTGCTAATTTAGGATTTGGACATGGCACAGTCTGTTTCTGACAGGATTCAAATGCGGATGAAGGATTTGGGTTTATCCCAAGCAGATATAATGCGTGCAACAAAAGCAGCACGTGGAACAGTTTCGGGTTGGGTAAATGGAAGTAATAGCCCGAGTGCAAAACATATTGAATCATTAGCAGAATGCTTAAAGACTAGTAGCACCTGGCTTTTAACTGGTAAGGAAACCACGAACTCAACTAATAAAACCGCTAATGATGCTAGTAATGTGACCAAAGTAGATAAGGAGTTAAGAAGTATTCCTGTATTTGATTATGTGCAAGCGGGGTTATTTCACGACGTGGGATATGACGGTATTAATCCAATAGGATCTACTTGGACTACATATGAAAATTATAAGCCAGAATGTATTTTTGCTTTAAAAGTCGAAGGGTTAAGTATGGCCCCTGATTTCATGCCTGGTGATGAGATTGTAGTAGATGCTTGTTTAGAAGCTAAGCCAGGTTCATTTGTTATTGCACAAGAAGTACAGCATGGCATAGCTAGAACAACTTTTAAAAAATATCGTGTAATCGGAGTTAATGAATTTGGTGTTGATATTATTGAACTTGTTCCCTTAAACCCTGACTTTCCTACCTATAACTCAACTCAGATTGAAATTTCAATTATAGGTGTGGTTGTTAGACATAATAGAGAATTTAAATATTAAATAGAAAAAATATGCTTTATTTAAATAACTTTTTAAGATCATTAATGGGTTAATGCATGATAATAGAAGAATTTATAAACGATAATTTGTTGTATGGAAGAGCCTTAATAGATTTACAAGTTTGTAATAAAGGGTCGAATCCTTTATGGACGGGGTTTGTCTCTACTAACCAAGGAGAATACCCAGCTTATATTAAGAAGTGTCGACAAGCTGATGGGTTATGTATTGAAATTATAAGTTCTCTACTGGGATTAATGCTTAACATTCCTATACCTAAACCCATACTTGTTTTAGTTGAGCCTGGTCATCCACAAATTGTTGTAGAAAAACCCACTTTCCTTTTTGGCTCTCAAATGTATGATATGCCTTCATTTGAAAGATTCCTAATGGATCATGAACTAAGTGAAGAATGTTTGCTAGATTTTTCTGGCTTGCATTCAATTGTAGCTTTTGATGAGTTAATAGCCAATCCTGATAGAAGTAAAGCTAATATTTTATATGATGGTGATTCATTTAGATTTATTGATCATGAAAAAGCATTTTCTACTTCTCAAGATCCTAGATTACCGATTAATGAAATGACAAAGGTTGGTAATATTTCAGATATCATTCAACACTATAAAGGAGAGAATGAAGTATATATACATAAGTTAATGACCAGGATCAAAAAATCTATTAGCGAAGAGATGTGGGCGTCAAATTGTGACACTCTGACCAAACAAGCTAAAGAAAACTCGTTACTGGCCGAATATAATTCCATCCTAGAAAGGGTTAGAAGCTTCTTAATTTCGAGACACACGGTCTTGGCAGTATTAATTGAGAATGCTATAAAGCCACCACTACACCCTCAGCAACTGGACTTAATAGGAGGTTAAGATGTTTGATAAAATTTCGTTCCCTTCTGCTCCAAATTTCTTTGCTGAGTGGAGAACGGTTTATTTTGAGCCAATTCCAAATAGTGGAGAACGTATAGCGATTCTCATCACAACTAAAGATTTAAGCGGGAAAATTGAAATTTTTGATGCGTTACACCCTACTGTAATTGATAGTTTATACGGGTCTAAAGCTGCATCATTTAATGGTTATATTAAATTAATAAAAGCAAATATTTTAAAGAATAATGGAGAATCTACTATAGATGGTGTTTCTATTGGGGAATGGCATGCTTCTCAATCAGAAAATATTCAAGGAATTGTACGTCAAGCTCTATATAAAACAGCAAGCTTAGGATCTGTTGCTTTAAAGGGGCTATTTGAGCAAGATGATAGCCCAATTGAAAATGAACAAGTAGATAGCCGTTGGTCCAAAAGGATTAAAAATGCAGTATTAGAAATTGATTCATCATATGAACATGCTTTTGATATAAAGATACCAATAGGGAAAGATGTAAAAATCCCTTGTGGTTTTCACACTGCACGTTATTCTGCGAAATTTAATGTCTGTACTTCACAAACTATTACGCGGATGAAATCAAATCTAATGGATTTACAAATTTTTGATTCTCATAATATTTCCAATAAATACGATTTAATAATACAGATGCCTACAGATGATAACTTACAAGTTCCATTAAAATCATTATCAAGAATGAGAGAAAATATTGAACTTTTAAAAGAAGAAGTTGCATCAAAAACACATATCCAAATTTTCACATGTAGTTCTGAAAAAGAAGGCGCTGCTAGAATTTTTGATATGCTAAAAGCCAGCTAACTAATTTAAATAAAGAAAACCC